CCGACGGCGGCAGCGGCCGGTCGGGGGGCCCGTCCGCGCGCGAGCGGTACGGCGCGACAAAGCTGCGGTCACTGCCCGGCGGGAAGTCGGCCGCCGAGGAGTAGGGGGCCGGTATGCCGTGGCGCGGGCCCGAGTTCGAGGGCGAGCGCCCGACGTTGGGGTACTACGTTCTCGACTGGATGATCGAGAATCTCGCGCAGCCCGGCCGGGATGACGGCGAGCCGTTCGTGCCGTCGCAGGAACAGGCCGAGTTCCTGTGCGACTACTACGAGTTGCACCCGGTGACCGGCAAACGGATCGTGCACCGCGGGCTGCTCAGCCGGCCGCGCGGGTGGGGGAAGAGCCCGTTCGTCGGGGCGATCGCGCTCGCCGAGGCGTGCGCCGACGTCGTGCCGGACGGGTTCGACGCGTACGGCGAGCCGATCGGTCGGCCGTGGCACTCCATCCGTACGCCGCTCGTCCGTATCGCCGCGGTGACCGAGCAGCAGACCGACAACACGTGGGTGCCGTTGCTGGAGATGGCGCGGGGCGGCTCACTGTCGACGGACTACGGGCTCGAAGTTCTCGACACGGTGATCTATCTGCCGCGTGGGGAGATCAGCCCGATCACGTCGTCGGCTACCTCGGTCAAGGGCGACCCGGCGTGCTTCGCTTCGCTCGACCAGACTGAGGAGTGGAAGGAGTCGAACGGCGGCGTCAAGCTCGCCAAGACCCTGCGTTTCAACGCGGTCAAGCTCGGCGGCAGCATCATCGAGACGCCGAACGCGTACACCCCGGGCGAGGGGTCCGTCGCGGAGAACTCGGCGGCCGACTATCAGGCGATCCTCGACGGCCGGTCGCGGGCGCGCGGCATCCTGGTCGACCACCGGGAAGCGCCGGGCGACACAGACATGACCGACGAGCAGTCGCTCGTCGCCGGGCTGCGTTACGCGTACGGGGACAGCAGCGACCACCCCGACGGGTGCGTGTTGCACGATCCGCCGTGCGCGCCGGGGTGGTCGCCGATCGAGGGGATCACCGGGGCGTTCTGGGACACCTCGAACGAGCCGCAGGATCTTCGGGCTGACTTCCTCAACCAGATCACGCACGCTGCGGACGCGTGGCTGTCGCAGCCCGAGGTGCGGGCGGCGACCGACCTCGACCGGGTGGTCGAGGACGACGACCGGATCGTGCTCGGGTTCGACGGCTCGCGGAAGCGGTCGCGAGGGGTGACCGACGCGACGGCGCTGATCGGCTGTCGGCTCAGCGATGGCCACCTTTTCGAGATCGGGGTGTGGGAGCAGCCGAAGGGGTGGAAGCCACCGGCAGGCGAGCCCGGCGAGGGCTGGCAGGTGCCGGTCGTCGAGGTGCTCGCGAAGGTTCACGAGACGTTCCGCCGGTACGACGTGGTCGGGATGTACGCCGACCCCGCGAAATGGGAGTCGCACGTCGCGGACTGGGAGGCGGCATACGGGCCGCAGCTCAAGGTGCAATCGACTCGGAACCACCCGATCGAGTGGTGGATGACCGGCGGCCGGTCGACGCTGATCGTGCGGGCGCTGGAGAAGTTCCACACCGCGCTGACCGAGTGCGAGCTGACTCTCGACGGTGCGTCGGCGCTCGTGCGGCATCTGCTCAACTCTCGTCGCCGCAAGACCCGTTCGGGGATCCAGATCATGAAGGCCAACCCGGACAGCCCCGACAAGATCGACGCCGCGATCGCCGCCGTCCTCGCCTGGCAGTGCCGCCTCGACGCGATCGCGGCCGGCCTCGCTGTCGAGCCCGAGGAAATGGGCGGATTCACGTTCTGACCGACGAGCCCGGAAGGGGGCGACGACGTGCTCGACGACACCCCGGACAGTCCTGATTGGTGGCTGCTGCGGCTCGGCCGGAAGATGCGCAAGCGTGAGCGCCGGCTCGACGAGTGGTGGCGCTACTACCGCGGGCGGCCGCCGCTGCCCGAGCTGCCCTCGAACGCGCAGCAGGCGTTCATCGACTTCCAGCGGAAGAGCCGGACGAACTTCTGCGGGCTGATCGCCAACGCGTCCGTGCACCGGCTCAACGCGCTCGGCGTCACCGGGCCGGACGGCGAGCCGGACGACCGGGCGTCTCGGTGGTGGCAGCAGAACCGGCTCGACTCCCGGCAGAAGCTCGTATGGCGGGCGGCGATGTCGCAGAGCCTCGGGTACATGCTCGTCGGCGAGCACCCGACCCGGACCGAGGACAACGGGCGCCCGTCGCCGCTCATCACGGTTGAGCACCCGCGCGAGTGCATCGTCGAGACCGACCCGGAAACGGGCGAGCCGTACGTCGGGCTCAAGGCGTGGCACAACGACGTCGACGGGCACGGGTACGCGGTCGTCTTGTTCGACGACGTGCGGTTCCCGTACCGGACGACCGAGCGGTGCGGGAAGCGGCTGCCGTGGGGGCCGGATTCCTGGCAGTGGATCGGCGGCGACCAGGGCGAGCCGCACGACCTCGGCATGTTGCCGCTCGTCGAGTTCGCTCGGATGCCGGACCTCGGGGAGGATCCCGAGCCCGAGTTCGCCGGGGTGCTCGACATTCAGGACCGGCTCAACATGGGGATCCTGAACCGGATGGCGACGAGCCGGAACTCGGGTTTCCCGCAGAAGTGGATCAAGGGGCACAAGTTCGCGAAGCGGCGAGACCCTGAGACGGGGATCACGGTGGTCGAGCAGCCGTTCATCCCGGGGCCCGGCGTTGTGTGGGCGAGCGAGGGCGAGCAGGCGCAGTTCGGGCAGCTCTCCGCGACCGACCTGAGTGGCTTCCTTAAGGAGCACGAGAGCGACGTGCGCGACATGCTGATCTTGTCGCAGACCCCCGCGTACTACTACGCGGGACAACTCGTGAACATCGCCGCGGACACGATCGGGGCGCTCGACATCCTGCACGTGGCGAAGATCCGCGAGCACATTGCCGCATTCGGCGAGGGACTCGAAACGGTCATGGCGCTCTGCGCCGCGCAGGCCGGCGTCCCCGAGGACTACACCGAGGCCGAAGTGCGCTGGGCAAATCCGGCGCACGCCTCCCTCGCCGTCAAGGCGGACGCCGCGACCAAGCTCAAGAGCATCGGCTATCCGCTCGACGTCATCGCCGAGGAGATGGGCGAGAGCCCGGCGCGGGTACGCAGGATCACGGCGGGCGCCGCCTCGCAGGCGCTGCTCGCCGCCTCGCTGCTGCCCGCACCGGGCACCGCGCCGACGGCGGGCAACCTGCCGGACGACGACACCGACGGCGGGGTGCTCGATGGGTGAGGCGCTGCAGGCCGCTCTCGCCGAACGGTACGACTCGCTGTCCGCCTCGCTGCGCGACCGGCTGATCGGGTTCGTCCTGGACGCGTTCGACAGCCTCGGCAGCTACCGCGACGCCGACGCCGCGCTGTTCATCGAGCGCGTGCTGCCGATCGTCCTGGGCGTGCAGCAGCAGCTCGGGCAGATCACCGACGCGTACCTCTCGGCGGTGATCGCGGACATGATGGGCGGCGCTGCGGCCCCGGCCGGCGTGGCTGTCGCCGAGGAACTGCGCGGGGTGCCGCCCGAGGACGTCTACCGGCGTCCGTTCGTGCAGGTGTGGACGGCTCTTTCCCGCGGGCACGATGTGGTCGACGCGATCGGGCAGGGCCGTACGCGGCTGCTGTCGATCACCGAGACCGATCTGCAGCTCGCCCGCACCCATGCGGCGCGGGACTCGATGGAGCGGGGCGGGGCCCGGTACTTCCGCCGCCGGCTGTCGTCGGGGAAGAACTGCGCGCTCTGCACCATCGCCTCGACGCAGCGGTACCGGGTCGAGAACCTGATGCCGATCCATCCGGGCTGTCATTGCAAGCCCGAGCCGCTGCCGGGCAACCGGGATCCGGGGCACGTCATCGACGAGCAACTGCTGAAGGACGCGCACGCCGCGATCGCCCGCGACCTCGGCGAGTCCGACGCCGGCGGCCGCGCCCCGGACTATCGCGAGGTGATCATCACGCGCGAACACGGTGAGTATGGGCCGCTGCTCGCGGTCCGCCGACAGAACTTCACGGGCCCGGATGATCTTCCGAGCCCGTGAACCAATCTGCGGGGAAGCCTAGTTCTCTTCCTCCGATTCAGCCGTGACGACCAGCGACCGCGGGTTCTGGCGGCGGCGCGTCAGGTTCTTGTTGTCGTTGTAGCGCCCCATGACGTCGCCTTTCTGCGGCGTCTTGTTCGGCCGGTCGACCTCCTCCAACGCGCGAACGTCGGCGCGCTCGTCTGCTGACGCGCCGTCTCGGAGTACGAGAACGACGACCTCTCGCGCATCACACATCGGGCTGTCGCAGTACAGCTCAAGTCGACCCGGGTCGTCCGGCAGGTCGCCGAACGCGAGGATCGCTGTTTTCTCCCCGCAGAAGTAGCAGGGCAGCGTCTGACCGGTGCCCTGCCGTCGGGCCCATGGCGTTGCATCGGCGTCCCACTCAGCGCGTTCGGTCACGTACGACCCCCATACCTGCAGCGACCCGACGGTCGGCTGCGTTTTCGCTTCGGCCCGCACGGGCCGGAGATCCGCGAAGCGCGGACCTCGACGTAATTCTCGCGCCGACACGGCGCACAACTGCCTACCCGACACGGGAGATTCAGCCATGCGTGCACGCACCCTGCCCACCCTGCCCGGCATTCGGTCGGGGTGGCTCCACCTCTACCCGAGCACTCCGTTCTCGCCATTCCACGCGGACGGCGGGGAAGGCGGCGAGGGCGACGGCAAGGGCGGCAAGCCCGAGGCCGACGACAAGGGCGGCAAGGGGGAAGGCGCCGACGACAAGTCCGACACGGGCGACTCGGAGGCGGAGAAGCACAAGGCGCTTTCGCGCAAGTGGGAGGCGCGCGCAAAGGAGAACGCCGCCAAGGCGAAGGAGCTCGACGAGCTCAAGGCCGCGAACGCCACCGAGACCGAGAAGGCGATCGCCGAGGCGGTGAAGAGCGCGGTCGCCGAGGAGCGCTCGGCGGGCGCGGCCAAGCTCGCCCGGCAGGTGTTTCTCGCCGGGGCGGCCGGCCGGCTGGAGAGCCCGGCCGACGTCGTCGAGGACGTGAACCTGTCGAAGTACATCGACGCGAACGGGGACGTCGACGAGGACGGTCTCGCGAAGCTGATCGACCGGCTCGCGCCGAAGAGCAAGGGCGACGGCGAGGGCAGCGAGGGCGACGGCGGCGACCAGGGCGGCGGGGGCGACACGCGCCGCCGGACCCGAGGAACCGGCTACCAGGGCACCCGGCAGCGCAACGGCGGCGGCAGCGGCGGCTCGGTGGCCGAGGGGCGCGACCTCTATAAGCAGCTGCTCGGCGGCGGCGACAAGACCTGATGATCCGGGAGGGATCACAACATGGAACTCAGCATCAAGACGCAGACGTTCGGCAACGACGATCAGTCGTGGCTCGGCTCCGAGCACGGGACGCAGGCGACCGAGACGATCGTGCTCGACACCTCGACGTTCACGCCCGGGACGCACTACCCGGAAGGGTTCTTCAAGAGCGGGATTCCGCTCGGCCAGATCACGGCCGGCGGCAAGTACGGGCCGTACTCGGCCGGTGCGTCCGATGGCAGGGAGACGCTCGTCGGGTTCCTGTACGCCGCGGTTGCGGCCCCGGCGGTCAACACGGTGGACCCGGCCGGCGCGCTGTTCACGCACGGCAAGGTTCGCGAATCGCGGCTGCCCGTCGGTGTCGACGCGGCCGGTAAGACCGACGTCGCCGGTTCGATCCGGTTCGTCTGAGAGGGAGTGGAATAGATGAGCTGGGTTCTTGACACAGAGTTCATCGAGCCGACGCAGCTCACCGGGCTGATTCGTGCCGCGCTGGCGGATCAGCAGGTGAACCGGTTCCGGCTGGCGCGATGGCTGCCGAACGTCGAGGTCGACGACATCACGTACGAGTTCGTGAAGGGCGGCGGCGGTCTCGCCGAGACGGCGTCGTACCGGTCGTGGGACACCGAGAGCAAGATCGGTCGCCGTGAGGGGATCGGAAAGGTCATGGGCGAGCTGCCCCCGATCTCCGAGAAAATCCCGCTCAACGAGTACGACCGGCTGCGGCTGCGCAAGCTCAACCGCGAGGACGCGCTGCCGTTCATCGCCCGCGACGCCGCTCGCCTCGCGCGGAACATCGCCGCCCGGTTCGAGTACGGGCGCGGGAGCGCCCTGGTCAACGGCACCGTTCCGGTGCCCGAGCTGAAGACGACCGTCGACTTCGGGCGGACCGCCTCGCACACGGTCGTCGCCGCGGTGCTGTGGACCGACTACGCGGCAGCCAAGCCGCTGACCGACCTGCAGTCGTGGGTGCAGACCTACGAGGACACCAACGGCGAGACGCCGGCGGTCATCCTGATGCCCAAGGCGGTACTGCAGCACATGCAGCAGTGTGAGCAGGTGATCAGGCAGGTCTACCCGCTGGCCCCGGCCGGTACCGCGCCGATGGCGACGGTCGACCAGGTCAACGGCGTGCTGGCCTCGATGGGGCTGCCGCCGATCGAGCTGTACGACGCCCGGGTGAAGGTGGACGGCGTCGCGACCCGGATCACGCCCGGCAACGCGATCGCGCTCCTGCCCGAGCCCGGCAGCCCGACGGCGGCGCAGCCGACCGACCTCGGCGCGACGCTGCTCGGCACGACCGCCGAGGCGCTGGAAGAGGACTACGGGCTGCAGGCGAGCGAGCAGCCCGGCATCGTCGCGGGCACGTGGAAGACCAAGGATCCGGTGCGGCTGTGGACGCACGCGGCCGCGGTCGGCATCCCGGTTCTGCGCGAGCCGAACCTCACGTTCAAGGCGCAGGTGCTCGCATGAGTAGGCGACTGATCGCGCACGTGCACGTCGACGGTGTCGCCTACGGGCCCGACGACGAGATCCCGGCGCGCGTGCTGCGCCGGATCGGCGACCACGCGTTCGCCGCCCCCGACCAGGACGACGACGCCGGCTCGGGCGACGACGACCAGGACGACGGCGGCTCGGGCGGCGGCGACGGGGC